CAGGCACAATGATTTTCTTCTCGAACAGACCGAAGAAGCGCGGCGAACTCTGCACCTGCACATCCTCCACCTCAAATGATACACCACGTCCAATTAGAGCATTTAGCTCTGAACGCTCCTGGGTCAATGCTTTCTTTTCGTCACTCATATCTGTGGAAAGAAAGAAGCCCCCAAACGCGGGGTCTGAGGGCTTCCAACACAACAACTAAACAATGAAAAGCACACTTACTATGCCTCCTGTGGGTCGTAAGCACGAAGAGCCTTGCCATCCTTCACAGCAAGGGGCGTCACCGTGAACTCTACCAGGAAGATACCCTTTGCAGACATGTCGGCATTTACAACCGCTTCAATGTCAGCGTTGGGCATTTCAAAGTAAAGCCCCTGTTCCGTCTTGACAAGGATGGCACGGTTGTCTACCAGCTCCGAGCCGTCAAACGCCCATCGCGTCTTCGTGCTACCGCTCTTATTGACCTTCGTGCCACCAACGTACTTAACAAGCGCGTCGATGTCAGCGTCCATGATGCTGAACGTCAGCTTGGGAATCTTCTTGCTCTTCTTTCGCACCTCGGGGGCGGCGCGCCCTTCTTCAAAATGCTCCGTTACTTCTGACGCTTCCTGGCTGAACTTGGCGGTGTCCTTGTAGGTCTTACCAAGCTTGGTCATTGCACTCTCCGCTGGCATCGTTCCAGCTTCCGAAGCCGTGCCAACAAGAATTTCCGCTAATCCTAATGTTACCATATCTCTACCTCTCTAATGTGTTTGTATGTTCCACGCAATGCGTATGTTGCAAAAGTGCTGCTTGACGCTCGTGTCATTAAGCACTGACTGACTTTCGGGGATTATTTTCAACCCCTCAATCTGCGCGCCTCGCAACACGTCCAAGACTATCTTTGTCAGCTTGGCAAGTCGCTCATGGTTGGGCTTTGCCTGCTCAACTCCGTCAATTCGGCGCGTGATGTCAGCCACGTAGATGTTCACATTGCTTGTCGCCAGCTGTGGCAAGTAGTCCTGCGTCATCGTGATGGTATTAATCACAACATCCTCCTTGACTGAGCCGTCGGGGCGGTCGTTTGAGTAGTACACACCGCCTGTGATGGTACTTTTAAGCTCGCTTGACTCGCTCAACAGCTTGTAGACAATCTTGTCAATGTCAAATGATGTCTTCATTCAGCCGCACTCCTGATATTATCAATCAACCGGTCTAACATCCTGGGCAACTCTCTTTCTGCCAACTGCTCAGCCGATGCGATGACATCGCGCCCGCGAGATTCAACATAAAGAGCGTAGTTCATGCCAGCAGTCACGACAAGGCATATACCATTCGTGCGCTCTCCAATCTTCTGTGAGAGGTCTGCACCAGCCTTTGCACCGACTGCACCGCCCTTCACTTCCTCATAGGCTGAATGAACGGCAACGCCATCAACAAAGACAGCATAACCAATAGAAGAGCGAAGGTTACCCGTTTGGTCTTCAAAGCCCGTTTCCTTTGGTACTGAGCGCGCGTGATTCACACACATTTCCCCAAGCATCTGCAAACGCTTGATTTGCTGCTGCTGAATCTGCCCAACGAACGCACTATATCGCTCCTGGACTTCCTCTTTCGTAAACTGAGCCTCTATACCCATAGCCGTGAGTGCAATTGCCCCTTGTCAAACTTCAACGCCACGCCCTTGATGCGCACCACTTCGCCCGCTTCATCCTCCGATATAAAGACATTCGTCCCTGGCGCTATAACTAGCGCACCCTTGGGTATCTGAATCAGGGAAGAAAACTTGCGATACGTGCCATCAGCTGTCTGAACTTCTGACCCTCTGCCGTCTGTCTCCTCGCGGCACATGGAGAGAAGCTCAATAGAGCTTTCCCCGTCACTCCAATAGCCATCTTCCCCCTGCTTTGATTCAGAGGTCTTGACGGCAAAGAGGTAGTGAGGATATTGCTTTACCATAGATGTGAGCGGTTGCGCACCTTTGGACGTGCAAGCAGTACATTTTCCACGCCAAGCTCACTGCACAGAGCATTGTAGAAGAGCTTTACAGCGTCCATGTTCCAAGAGATAGAGTAACCACCTTCTGAAACGTTCTGCAACATTCCCTTAAACAACACAGACATTCGGTTGTAGGTAGCCATGTCGCACCCACGAACATCCACATCTGCATCTGCATCAAGCTCGGACTTGACAAGGATGATGTCAATGTCATCACCTGTCATGTTTAATCCGGAAAGAGCCTTTGTTAAGTACTGCTTGTTCGTCATCGAATGATAGAAATGTAATAATGAGTGCTCCCGCGTTGAATCTTACCTACGAGTTGTGAGGTATCGGGTCTTTCGTTCGCATTGCCCATTCTGCTTGCAATCATAGAGGGTTGCCACTCGTGTCACATAGAGGTCAGTGATGCATCACCATTTGACCAACACCCACTATTAACATTTCATTTCTTAGTTCTTATCCCAGGAGGTTGCCGATACCTGCATAAGGACTGACCGACCTGCGAGACTCCACGCTGGGAAGACGTTGGAAATACCCTCCGTGACCTCCGTGACAGGGCTTTCCGTAGAGTACTTCTTAATCAGCGTGTGACCGTGCATGACCTTCTCAGCAACACTGCCGGCAATCTTGTTGGCGTCGATAGGACGCTTCCAATAGGTTGTGCCGAGTACCTTGCTCTCCGAGAAGAGGATAACATCATCCTCAAAAGGATTGCTGGTAACACGCTCGCCGTCCGCAAGTTCAAGCGTGATGTCTTGGTCAATCACAATGATTTGCAGACCCTTGTACAGCTCCTTCTTCTTGGCAAAGTAGGCATTGACCGTTTGCAAGTCGGGGGCATCAGCTGCACCCGTGATGTTCTCAACCAGCGTAGCGCACTTCTTGACAACCTCCTCCTGTGACGCAAACTTGACGAACGTGTCGGTATTCATGAACATGAACTTGTACTTCGCACCGATGCTCTTACCAATCTTGAGAGCCTTGGGGATGTCGACAGAAAGGGGCTTACCAGCAGAGCCAGCAGTGTAAGAGGTGGCAACGCCAATCTTCTGCTTATTGGGGATGATGTAGTCTACATCGTACTCCGTGGCAATAGCCGCGTTGTTTGAGCTGGTGAACTTGACCTTACCAAGTGAGATTTGACGCAACGCAATCCACTCGACGCGGTTGGCGATACCGTCCCAGCAATACTTGGTGTCTTCCGCCCAAAATTCAATCAGGGCTTTCAGGTCAGGATTGTTGGTGGCACGAAGCACAAGCAGTTCATACTCCGTAAGCTCATCTTCCCCCTTTTCTCGGGAAATAGCGAGCTTAGGGATGTCTCCCTGAATACGCGCAAGAGCTTCACGCGTCTTCTTGGGGATAGTCGCACCTCGTGAAACAAGGTCAGCGGCAATCTTTAGCCCCGCCTGCGCCTCAACCATCTTCCAATCCAGGCGCCCCGTCTCCTTGATAGGGAAGAGCGTAGGATAGTAGTAATCCTTGAGGTCGTATGTATGAATTACAGCTTGGAGATTGCTCTCGTCAAGCCCGAACATTCGTGATTTCAGCATATCTGACTACTTTTTGATGTTACACATACGCCACACACTTGAGTGCAGCCTTAATAGCGTCATTAGTTGCTGGTGCGTTGGCGTCGCGGACTACGCCGACTACCCATGCAGAGACAAAGAGGTTGTCCCCCGTGTTTACTTCCTCGTCAGAGCCAGCAACAGCAACAGGCGTCACTTTCAGATTGGTATCTTCACCCTTGCTCTCAAAAGCGCAAGCACCAGCGGCGACTACCTTGCCAAGAGAGGTCTTAACCGTGATGATGTCCTTAGCGGCGTCAGTGCGGTCAATATCCGAAATCTCCTGACCATGGCAGTCTTCGGTGGCAAAGCGGTCACCTATCTTGAAGTGGTGCCCCTTGGCTACCTCGTAGGTCGTTGCCGATGCTTCCGCCTTGGCAAGCACCTTTGCCGTCTTGCACACCTCGTATAGACCATTTGCTCCCTTGCCGAGTGGCGTACCCTCATACAGGACGTTGCCACCAAGGTTGGCGACGGCGACGCCGACACCACCAGGGATGTCGGCAACACGATGAAGTAGGCACTTAACCGTGCGTTGCTCTCGGCTTCTCTTGATTGTCATTCCCATCTTTACAATCGTTCGTTAAAGTTCCTTGCCCGTGAGTGCGCCAGCATCGGACTTACTTGCAACGTATTCGGCGACAGCCTTTGAAACGCCATCGGTCTTCTGACCAAACTGTGGCGCTCCTGCCCCCCCCGACATAGCTGCATCTGACACACTTTGGTTGGCGGTCTTGATGTCTGCTACCTTTTCAGTCAAGTATTCGTTGAACGCCGTATCATCGCTGAAACTCATACGCCCAAAGTCCTTCAACGTTTGAGCCTTGAACGTCTCATCCTTGCACTTGGCAAGCGCGTCATTCAGCGCCTGAAGCCTTGACTTTCCAATTTCGCCCTGCTTGTACTTCGTAAGCTCATCTTGCAGAGGCTTCACAGCGCTTGCCACTGCCATCTTGATAGCTTCTGCGAGGTCTGTTGGAGCTGGATGCTCTTCATTGTCCTTAGGCTTGCTCCCTTCTGCTTCCAGCTTCTTTCGTAGGGAGGCTTCAATACTCTTTCCAGCATTGGACACCTCAGCATCGACCACCTTGCGGTACTCCTTGACGAAATCCGTTACCTGCGCTTCGGTCACCTTCTCGACAAGTGCAGCCGCTTCCTCTTCGTTGGAACATTGTAGCGCCATAACGCGCGCCAACTGCGCCAATCCATCCTTTCGCACGCCTTGGAACTTCGCGCCAAGTAGTGCAAGTATCTGTTCAAAGTTCATTTCCAAATGGTTTGCATTACAAATCTCCACAAAGATAACTATGTTTCATAGTGATACAATGCTATTCACGTGACTACTTGTGATTTAGTTATGCACATTAGCCAGCGACACACCGAGACACCCGCCTTATGCATTTGCATAGCAATTGTAATGCAATTGCATTGCAAGGTTAGTGCAGGTGTAATGCACGCCTGTTTTCATGGTGGCAAAAGTTATCCAAAACAGCCACAAAATAGGCACAGAGACAGCCACCCAACAGCCGTTAAGTGTCTTCGAGCTTACAAAAACGCATACTGATTATCAGGTACTTAATGCAAATATTATGCATTTGCATAGCTTTTGCAGTGCATTTGGTATCCAAAGAAAAGGTTTCAATTCACGCACCCCGGG